TTGCTAAAAAAGCAGATAAGATATCAAATCGTTATTTTAAAGATGCCGTTAAGGATCTAGATGATGACGCTTTTATGAAAGAATATTATGCAGGTTTTTCTAAATTGCATAATGAAAAAAGAAAAAAACCAAAGCTAGACTATGAAAAACTTTATGACCTTCACGATGAGACTGGATCGGAATTAATTCACAAATCTCATCCAAAAGCTATATCAGTAGCAGAAGCAATAGGTTCAGGTGGTTTAGTAGAGAACTTAAACGAAAGAAGTAAGTCTATGCAAGATATAGCTCAAAGAACTCCTTCTGGTAACTATAGGGCAAGATACGCTTCAAAAAATAAACAGTCTTAGAGTTTTCAAATAACAATTTTAAGGGGAAATAAAAATGGCATTAAAACTATTACAGCCAGGGTTGCAGCCCGCAGGCCAGTTTGATATGGTTGATGGGACAACTCTTCGTGGCGGTGAATGGGTAAATGCTGCCACAGCAGGTGGCAGCGAAGTAGCTGCTGCAGACGTAACTCAGGTCGGACCTCTTAGTGGCGGTACTACCTCTCTTGCATTTGCTCCAGGCGCAAAATCAACAACATCTGGCGGACCCCCAGTAGATACTCAGGTATTTGGTGGACTTGCAGATGAAGGTACTACTGAATATGGAACCAGCTTTGGAACCGTAATTGGCGCAGCAGTAGGTAAGGGTACTGGATACGGAACATCTTCAACAGTTGGTGTTGTTACAGTTGGACCACAGACTACAACTGGATCTGGAAAGGTTACAGTTTGGCATGCTCCAGGTCTTTATGGTGTATCTGGATTACCAGCAACAGGTGGTGCAGTTGAGCCACTAAGTGGACTAGCAGTAAACAAGCTGGTTTATTCAGCAAGCTCAACCGGATACCTAGGTGGAGCAGGCATGACAGGCGCTGGATCAGGTCTTGTCGGTATTGCACTTGGCACTGTAAGAGACACCTCTCTAGTTTCTACAACTGCAACTGCTGCTGGTGCATCAGCCCAGGTTGAATTCTATGCACTATACCTAAAAGCATTATAATTTAAAGGAGCATTTTAAAATGTCAAATATATTCAATACAAATGGCGAAGTAAATGCCTCCTCTGTCCAGGATGCCCTAGCTGCTATCGTAAAATATGCAAGCATCATCGAAGATCTACAGCCAAGCTCTTCAGCTCAGGCTATGGCATCTTCACTCTCTGAAGATCAGAGAGATGAGATGATCAAACAGGCTCTCATGACTCAGGAAGGTAAAATTGCACTAGGTCAGGCAATGGCCAATCCAATCCGCAGAAACTTGGACTATCAGGGTGTTGCTAGAAAAGCACTTGTAGTAGATCCTCTACCTCAGGGCGCTCTTGCAGTTTACGATCGTGATATCGACGTAGCCGCAGTAGTTATTTCTTCTAACGGTACCGCTCCAGAGTCCCGTGTTTTTGGTGACCGCGTAACAATTCCAGAGTTCGAGATTGTCTCCAATCCAACTGTTAGAATTGCCGAAGTCAAGAGAAGAAGATTTAACGTTATCGACCGTGCTCAGCAGAAGGCCCGTCAGGAAATTCAGGCTCAGGAAGACGCTAACGTATTCGCTGCTCTCAAGTTTGCCGGCGATACCACACTTGGCGGTGAGAATACCAAGGTTGAGCTAGACGTTGCAGGTCCATCTTACGGTGCATCTACAACCAACAGACTTACCAAGTCTGGTATGCTTGGTCTAAAGAAACAGATTGATCGTTGGGACTTGGTTACCTCCAAGTACTTCCTAAATATCAATCAGTTCACCGACATTCTTGATTGGGAATCCGCTGGTGCCGCTGGTTCATCTCAGGTTGATCCAGTTACCCAGAGAGAGCTTCTCCAGACCGGTCTATATGGACACATCTTCGGTGCAGATATAATCGTATCCAAGGTAGTTCCAGCAGGCGAGGCATTCGCTTGTGCCGATCCAGAGTTCGTTGGTGTTATGCCTGTCAGACAGGACATCGAAGTTCTTCCTGCCGATGAGCCCAAGCAGCTCAAACTCGGCTGGGTTGTTAACGAAATTATCGGTATCGGTATCGTTAACCCCAGAGGCGTAGCTTACGGTGCAATGAGCTGATCCTAGTATAAAT